CCCCCCCCCCCCCCCCCCCCCCCCCCCCCGTAGTGACCCAGCCGCCTTAAACAAAGGGTCTCCCTGACGATCTAAATCCTTGCAAACTGTATCTGTTTAGTCAGATGATCGGCTTTGCCTGAAAAGTTTACTCACACTAAATTTTTCCTTGCATTTAGGCTTTAGTCAGCCTAAACTTCCCCCAACACCCGCCATCCCGGCGGGCCGGAGGGGAAGATGCCAAGAGCAGACAAGTTTGGAACGATCAGCGAGCAGGTCCGCCATTCTCACGGCTGGCTGAATGCCAGCCAGGCCAAGCTAGACGGCAACCAGGAGCGGTGCCGCGACTGTCAGCACTACTTCCTGATGCACTCTCAAGGCCGCCACTACTGCGGTCGCATGGGCTGCGTCACCACCGCCTTGGCGCGGTGTCGTAACTGGAGGGATGGACTGGCCGCCTTCCAGGCCCAGAGGGCGCAGTCATGACCACCGCCCTCCATTCCTTCCCCCATCCCCCCGAGTGGGCCGCCGAGGTCCACTTCCTTACCCGCATGAGCCGCCGCTATGGCTACGGCGTCTGGCCCCGCGGCCGGACTCACCTGGACGACTGGAAGGATGGAATCATCATGCTGACCGCGGCACGGCTGCCAGTTGAGCCTAGAGCCATTATGGATTGGCGGCTATTGGGTTGCGGTACCCGTAAGGAGGATCGGCGATGAACCTCTGCTCCTCCTTCTGCTTCGTCGGCGCCCTAGTTGGCGGACTTTCCCTCGTCTTCTTCCTGCTTGGCCTGGTGACGGATCACTTGTGGCCCCGCCTGGCCATGCGCCACAGGAGAGCTGCGGCTACTCGTGCGCCTCGGGTGCGGATAGCCAGGACGCTACTGAATCGGAGGGTGCGGGCGTGAACTATTACGGCGCTCCCAATCTCGGCCGCGGTGATATCGGCCACCCATCCCATGAGCCCTCTCCTGAACCAGAGCCCACGGCGATTGATCTGGCCTTGGCCGAAATCGAGGCGGGCTTGAGCCTGCGCGACTACTGCCGGCGCGTCAGGGACAACGATCTTAGGCAGTGGGCGGAGTTACTGGCTGAGTTTGGGAAATGAATTGCCGGAAGGTCTATCTGACTTTGACGAGACACGGCTGGGTAAGGCCTGGCTCGGTGCGTCCTGGTGAGGCGAGGCGGGGCTCGGCGTGGCCTGGCAAGGCATGGCTTGGCGCGGCAAGGCAAGGGCTGGAGTCCCCAGCGTCAAGCCAGCAATGGCTTGGCGGTGGGTCACCACCGCAGAGGCCGGGCGAGGCTCGGCGGGGCTTGGCTCGGCGGGGCTTGGCTCGGCTTGGCACGGCGGGGCGCGGCAGGGCGAGGCATGGCAAGGGCTGCAATGCAGCGACCAGGGATTAGACCTTGGTCAGTGTGTTGCTCGGCATGGTATGGCTGGGTTAGGCACGGCACGGTCCGGTGCGGCGAGGCAGTGCTCGGTACGGCCTGGCGGTGCAAGGCAAGGGCTCCTCACGGAGCAATCAACAATCAATAGAGACAACCAATGCAAATCGTGACTTTGAAACTGACGGGAACGCAATCGATGCTCTTGCACTCGGATCGCGGCGCCAATCCCATTCATCCTGACACCGTGGCGCATAAGATTTTGACCAGCAAGCGCAAGAAGACCGATGAGGATCACATAGCCATCGCTAAATCGGAATATTTGCTGGGTTTTTATCCCGGAGACGAAATTGTCATCCCGACGATGAACGTCAAATCGGCCATCGTGGAAGGCGCCAAGTTGCATAAGCTAGGGACGGCCTTTAACCGAAGCGTGATGATTTTTGCCGATACCGTCCCGGTTAAGCACTCTGGCCCTGCCGCCAAGGAAAAGATGTGGGAGACGCCTTCCTGCGTGGATTGCCGATCCGTCAAGGTCGGGCAGGCCAGGCTGATGCGCTATCGTCCCAAGCTCAATGACTGGAGCTTGTGCATCGAGATTACCTTTGACGAGACGATGATTGAACGGGCTCAGATTATTTCTTCAGCCGAGAACGCCGGAAAATACATCGGCCTTGGAGATTACCGCCCAGCTAAAGGCGGCCCGTTTGGACGTTTTATGGTGGAGGTGAAGGCATGACTGCTTTGTCGATTGTTACGCACCAAGAAAAGTCCGATATGGACCAAGATGAGCAGGATTATCAGGCGCTGCCACTTGATCCGATTTGGCGGCAAGCGGCTCAAGAAGTGATTGCTGAGTTCCGGTATGGCGACATTATCCCTCTCGATTGGTTGCAGAATCATCTGAACATTAAGCGACCAACAGGGGCTATTACCTACCTTGAACATCAAGCCTTGGCTTTTGAGATGCTCAGTCGCATCGAAGGCTTACGCGACGAATTGCTTACGCGTCATCGCCGTTATCTGCAAAACATCCGTGGCGTCGGTTACAAGATCGTTGAGCCACCGAGGCAGACGCAGGTAGCGATGGCAAAGTTGCAAAAGGAACTGCGCCGGGCGATTGCGCAAACCATGAGCGCACTGGTACACGTTAACGAGACCGCTCTCTCGCTTGAAGATGCACGCGCCAATGCCGAAGCTCGCGCAAAGGTCGCTGATTTTGCCCTTCTTCATCAGAAAAAGCTGTCTTTGTCGGCGAAAAAGAATGAGAAGGAAAATCATGACTAACCAACAACACCTCTCCCTCCTCGCCACCGACACCGCCGGCCACCTCCGCCGCCTCGGCTGCCAGGTATTGGCCGCGACGGCCATCAACGACCGGCCCTGGATCAAGGCGGTTATGCCGCGACAGATCACGCCCGAGGCCCGCATCCAGCTCCTTACCGCCGCTTGGTCGGCTCCCGCCATCGTCGAATGGAGAACGAAATAATGCCGACCATAGAACGCAGGCTCCAGCGTGAGCGCAGCAATGACATTCGCCATGGGGTCATTGCCGCCTTGAAGGATAACATCGGGGATGAATTTACGGCGGCAGAGATCGCCGCCGCTATTGATGGGATTTGCACGATTGAGTCCACCAGGCAGCTTGGCGGCGTGCTGAAAAGCATGCGCGTCGATGGCCTGATGACCAATCGCGTCAAAGGGAATCATTCGGTATGGGCGCTTCAAGCTAATGCCCTTGATGGTAATGTTCGGCCAAGCTTGTCGATGAGCAAGAATAATAAGCCGGCCGATAACCATCCTTGGAAGGAGAAGGTCTGCCTACCCATGGGACCCAGGCCACAGCCGATCTCTTGCGAACTGCCGGCGCATTTACTCACGCCGCAGCCGACCAGTGAACATATAGTTGAGCCAGCCAATGGCACTGGCGACCTTCTGATTGCCAATTCGCCCTTTTCCACTCAAGACGAAATCAAAGCCCTGGAGGACCACATGCGCGCCGAGGGTAGCTTGCCGGCCGAGAGCCATGAGGATGAGGCGCCCAATGGGCAGCCCTATTCACTCCTGACGCAAGTCATGATTGCCGAGGCTGAAATGCGCGAAGACGAGCTGCTGAGCAGCAAAGGTGAGGCGCATAACTGCTCCGGCCATTGCCACAATCACGCCAAGGAGCAAGAGATCGTCGAGAACCTCCTGGCCCGTATTGATCAACTTGAAAACGAAAACCTGAACCTGACCAAAGCCAATACCAGCCTGAACGATCACGTCCAGAACCTGTACCAGATCAACAAAACCACCCAATGCGCCTTCCCGAATCTGCCGGAGGACTATCTGGCCAAAATCAAGGTCAGCATCTTCGCTGACTCTGATGACGCCATGATTATCTTTACCGCTAACAACGAAGGCTCCGGGGCCTTTTGGTCGCTGCAAACCAAAGGGCGGCTGTCATTTGATCCCGGCGAGGCCAATTGGATCGCGCAATTAGGCGACAACTTGAATGGCCATCATCTAACCAACCAACCGGAAATCTGACCATGAACGCATCTGTACCCGCACCACCTACTGACATTGACCTGGCCGCGTGGGATCTCCTGGAAGCCAAGCGCTTGGAGGAAGAAGCCCGCCAGTGGCGCCTGGAAGTCGAGGCGCGACTGATTGAGCTGATCGGCGTCAAGGAAGAAGGCACCACCTCCAAAAAGACCGCTTATTTCAAAGCGTCAACCACGGGTGGCCTGACCAGGACCTTGGTGCAGGATTGGGAGGACGTGTTCGCGCAGCTCCCCGATTGGGTAACCGATACCGCCATCCGGTACAAATACGAGGTGTCGGTCAGCGGCCTCAAGCAGCTTGCCACCTCGAACCCGGACATCTACGCCAAGTGCCTCAAGGCCATCGTTACCAAGCCGGCCAAGCCGGCGGTGAAGGTGGAGATGTTGGAGGGAGCGGCGTAATGGCGATCTCACTGGCTAGTATCAGCCGATCAAAATTCAAGCCGCCGATCACCGTGCTGCATGGACCGCCCGGCATTGGTAAATCGACCATGGGGGCCAAGGCGCCTAATCCGGTCTTTATTCCTACCGAGGACGGCCTGGTCGGCATGGCGGTGGATGCCTTCCCTTTGTGCACCCAATGGCCCCAGGTCATGGACTGCGTGATTACGCTTTATCAAGAGGAGCACGGCTATAACACCGTGGTGGTGGACAGCCTATCCGCTTTGGAATTGCTGATCTGGCGCCAGGTGGCTAAGGATCACCAAAAGAATTCGATTGACGATATCCCTTACGGACGCGGCCATGGCTATGCCATGGAGTATTGGCAGCAATTCATGGATGGTATCGCCGCCCTGCGTGATCAAAAGGAAATCCTACCGATTCTGATCGCTCATTCCGAGGTGGCGCGCTTTGATGCCCCGGATGTGGACAGTTATGAGCGTTATGGCCTGAGCCTGCACAAGCGGGCTGCCGGGCTGATGTACGAGCGTGCCGACATCATCGGCTTTGCCACCTGGAAAACGCATGTTCTCAAGGAAGACGTTGGTTTTCAGAAGAAGGTCAATCGCGGCATTGGCACCGGCGAGCGCCTGTTGCACCTGGTGGAGCGTCCCGCCTATCTGGCCAAGAATCGGTATGGCCTGCCGCCCACCTTGCCCCTGTCCTGGGATGAGTTCTACGCCAGCCTGGCGAGGGTTCAGAACCCAGGCTCTACTACCCCTAACCAACCCAACCCAAAACCCTGACACAGGAACCTGATCATGGCCTATCTGCCTTTTGACGCTACCGACATTCCCACCGAGAGCCCGCGCGAGGCCCTGCCCGCCGGCGATTACCCGGTAATCATTACCGACAGCCTGGTGAAGACCAGCAAGGCTGGCGGCAACTACCTGGAGCTCACCCTCCAGGTGCTGGATGGCCCCTATGCCAACCGGCTGACCTGGGATCGTATCACCCTGGACAACGCCAATCCCACGGCCGCTGAGATCGGCAAGCGCCAGCTCAGCCAGGTGTGCCACGCCGTGGGGGTCTTGCAGGTGCACGACAGCGCCCAGCTCCACGGCATCCCGCTGGTGGCCCGCCTCAAATACAAGGTCGATCCGCAGTATGGACCGAAAAACGAGGTGGGTGGTTATCGGCCTTTGAACGCGTCGGCCACGGCACCTGCTTTCCAGGCGCAGGCCTCCGCTGTCGCGCCAGCGCCTTTCAACCCGGCCGCCACGCCGGCGCCCGCGGCGACGCCCTGGAGCCAGCCGGCCACCCCCCCGGCGCCCATGCCACCGCCCGCAGCAGCAACCAGCGCCAGGCCCCCCTGGGCGGCCAAGGCGGCCTGAGCATGGCGCCACTGCCCCCGGTGGACGTGGATCCCACGCTGATGGCGGTGGACGCCGCCATCGCGGCTAGGGGCAACGCCGAACCGCCCCGGCCCTATCTCGGCATGTCCGAGATCGGCCGGCCTTGCGAGCGGGCCTTGTGGTACGGCTTTCGCTGGTGTTCGCCGCCCCGCTGGGATGCCGTGGTGCTCAAGCGCTTCGAGGACGGCCACCGGGGGGAGGACCTGCAAGCTGAGCGGCTGCACCTGGTCGAGTGGATCGAGCTGCATACCCTCGATCCGCGCACCGGCGCGCAGTTCGGCTTTCATGATCTGGGTGGGCATCTGCGCGGCCACATGGATGGGGCCATCCGCGGCTTGCTCCAGGCCCCGGCCACCTGGCACGTCTGGGAGCACAAGCAGACCGACGACAAGAAGCAGGCGTTACTGGTCAAGGCCAAGGCCGAACGCGGCGAGAAGGCGGCCCTGGCGGCCTGGGATGAGGTCTATCACGCCCAGGCCATCCTCTACATGCACTACGCCGGGATGGATCGCCACTACCTGACCTGCGCCTCGGCCGGGGGGCGACATACCGTCTCGGTGCGCACCAATGCCTGCCCGCGCACCGCTCAGGCCTTGCTTGCCAAGGCGCGGCGCGTCATCGCCAGCCAGGAGCCGCCAGGGCGGCTTTCCGAGCGTCCCGACTGGTATCAGTGCCAGTGGTGCAACCACCGCGCCCTGTGCCATCGGACGGCTTCCCTGACGGTGCCAGTCGTTACCTGCCGCACCTGCGCCCATGCCACGCCGGAACTGGACGGCGACGGCCGCTGGAGCTGCGCGCGCTATGGCATCGACCTGCCGGTTGAGATCCAGCGTCGTGGGGCGGAATGCGCCCAGCATGTCTTCATCCCCGCCCTGCTGCCCTGGCCAGTGGCCGATGCCGACGAACAGGCAGGGACCGTCAGTTATGCGGGGGATGAAGGACTAATGGTCAATGGGCCGGGTGGTTGGAGCAGTGTCGAGATTGCGGCGCGGCCCGAGTTGTTTGCGGATGCGGTGGCGAATCGGATCAAGGTGGAGTTTTCTGCAAATGCAATCGCGTGACATTTTTCCAAAGCAATGTTTTTCAGAAGTTATATGTATTGGAGAAGAGTTAGATTTTGTTTTGTGGCAAGGAAAACAATGGGCGGTAACGGAATATGGAGTTGAATGTAGAAATGGAAATTATGCGATTGATTCCAAATGGTTTGTTCAAAACGACGAAAAATATGGATGGGTACGGCACATGTCCGAAAAGACATGGGTTGATATTTCAGACTTTGAAAATGCAAGAATTGCTTTTTACCTGTTATTTGATAAAGAAGGAAAGCGTAACAATGCCAAGGCTCCAAAGCAAATGACTGAAGATGAAGTTGAACAATACGCCTTGTTTCATGCTGAACAGGCCTATCAAGAGGCCAAGTCTAGGGCTTTGCGTGGAGAGATTTGAGAATGATCCTCCCACGTCCCTACCAACGCCAGGCCATCGACACCCTCTACGCCTGGTTCTATGCCCACCCGTCCGGCAATCCCCTCCTGGTCCTGCCGACCGGGGCCGGCAAGGCGGTGATCCTGGCCTTGTTGGTGCAGGAGGCCCTGTCCCGCTGGCCCGGCACGCGCATCCTGATGTTGACCCATGTCCGCGAGCTGATCGCCCAGAACGCCGACAAGCTGCGCGCGGTGTGGCCAGAGGCGCCACTGGGGATCCACTCCGCCGGGCTGCGCTCGCGGTCCACTTTCGAGCCCGTCATCTTCGCCGGCATTCAGTCGGTGCATCGCAAGGCCTGGCACCTGGGGCGCTTCGACCTGGTGGTGGTGGACGAGTGCCACCTGATCAGCCACAAGAGCCAGGGCATGTACCGCGCCTTCCTCGATGAGGCACGCAAGATCAATCCCGCCCTGCGGGTGGTAGGCCTGACCGCTACCCCCTGGCGGACCGGTTCCGGCAGCCTGTGCCATGGCGACGAGGCCTTGTTCGCCGATGTCGCTTACGAGGTCATGATGCTGGACCTGATCCAGCAAGGCTACCTGTCGCCGCTGATCTCCAAGCGCATGGCCACCCAGTTGGACGTGTCAGGAGTCGCGATCCGCCAGGGCGAGTTTGTCGCCCGGCAACTGGAGGCGGCGGTGGACCGGGACGAGGTGACGGCCGCTGCCCTGGACGAGACCCTGGCCTATGGCCGGGAGCGGAAAAAGTGGCTGGTGTTCTGCGCCGGGGTGGACCATGCCGAGCATATTTCCCAGGCCCTGAACGCGCGCGGGATCGCCGCCGGGTGCGTCACCGGCCAGACGCCCGCGGCCGAGCGCGATGCCCTGATCGCCGACTACAAGGCCGGGCGCCTGCGGGCTTTGACCAATGCCAACGTGCTGACCACCGGCTTTGACGTGCCGGAAACCGACCTGCTGGCGATGCTGCGCCCCACCCAGAGCCCGGGGCTCTATGTGCAGATGGTCGGGCGCGGCAGCCGCCGGGCGCCAGACAAGGACAATTGCCTGGTTCTGGACTTTGCCGGCAATACCGTCCGCCATGGGCCGGTGGACCAGGTCAAGGCCTGGATCCCGCGGCCCAACCAGAACGGCCCCCAGGCGGCGCCGACCCGGGCTTGCCCGGAGTGCCAGACCTTGCTGGCGGTGGCGATCCGCGTCTGCCCAGACTGCGGCTATGCGTTCCCGGAGGACTTGACCCCGCGTCATGGTGCCCGGGCGGCGGACGCGCCCATCCTCTCCACCGATCGCGCACCGCGGCTGGAGCGCCACGAGGTGCACGCCGTCGAGTACCAGCGCTGGCCAGGAAAGGATGGCAAGCTCGACACCCTGTGCGTTAGCTATCGCGGCCCTTTCATGCGCATCGCTCGCGAGTGGGTGTGCCTGGAGCATCAGGGCTATGCCCGCTCCAAGGCCGTCTCTTGGTGGGCGCAGCATGCCCCGGGGACCGCGGTGCCGCGCACCCTTGACGAGGCCCTGGAGCGCCAGGACGAGCTGCGCACGCCGGTTGCGGTGTATGTCGATGTCAGCGGCAAATACCCGCAGGTCACCGGCTATGACTTCGCGCCCCTGGCCCTGAGCCTTGCGCCAGCGCCACCCCTTTCGCCCGCTTACCGGAGTTTCCCATGACCCCATCGCCCTTTACCCCGGAGCGCAAGTCCGAGCTGATCGTCAATCTGCGCTATTTGCTGAGCCTGGTGGAGAAGCTGCCAGAGCAACGCGCCTGTACTACCTGCCTGAATTTCCAGCCCGAGGCCTGGTGCCGGCACTGGGAGGCCGAGGTACCGGCCTCCTCCCGGGCCTCAGGTTGCGACCAGTGGCAACTTGATATCCCCTTTTGAGAAACCGCCCCATGAAAAACCGTTTATCCGATCTCGTCGATCACCTCTTTGCCCAATGCGAGCGCCTGGGCGAGGATGCCCTGGAAGGCGAGCGCTTGCGCGAGGAGATCGCCCGCAGTGGCGCCCTGTCGGTCGTCGCCCGGCAGATCATCGACGCCGGCGAGCTGGCGATCAAGGCCAGCGACCGGCGCCTGGAGCATGGCAACCTGGCCAACATGCCGCGTCTGCTGGGCCTGGACCGGGAGGGCTAAACATGGCACGCCTGGGACGTCCTCGAGGTCAGGCCCGCCAGCCTCAGCACCATTGGACCGCGGCCGAGATTGACTACCTGCGCGTCTGGCGCACGGTATATACCCTGCCGGAGCTGGCCGAGCGCTTCAATCGGCACTTCGGCCTGGCCCTCTCCATCAGCGCCATTGAGCGCACCTGTGCCCGCTACGGCATTCGCGCTGGCTGGAATGGCTGTTTTCAACCGGGAGAGAAACCCTGGAATGCTGGCCTCAAGGGATACCTTGCCGGCGGGCGTTCATCGGAGACCCGCTTCAAGACCGGCCACCAGCCACAGGCCTGGGTACCCCTGGGCACGCGCGTCAAGGAAGCCAAGGAAGGCTATTGGAAGATCAAGCTCGCCGATAGCCAAGGACCAGGACTTTCTCGCCACGGCTGGGCCTTTGAGCATCGCCTGCTCTGGGAGACCACGCACGGCCCCCAGCCGCCGGGCACGGCCATTGTCTTCATCGATGGAGATCCCGACCACCTGGCGCTGGACAACCTGGCCTGCGTCACCCGCGCCGAGCTGGCCAGGCTGAATCAGCTGGGCTGGCGCAAGCTGCGCGATCCCACGGCCCGTCGCGCACTGATCGCCGAGGTGCGCCTGTTGCAAGCCGCGCATCGCCGCGCCCGTGAACTGGGGCTTAATTGGGGTCAGCGGAGACGACTGATCCCGCCTCGGCCGAAGATCGGGACGCGGCTGGCAGCCGAGGAGGTGACCCATGCCGCATAAACATTGCGTCTCCTGCCGGCACTTCACCCGCGAGGAGCCAGAAGACCGCCTGGGTAAATGCGAGTGGCTGAAACATCAGCCGGAGATGGCCGTCAAGATCCCCGCGTGGGCAACCAAGGCTTTTCCGGTCTATGAGGGCGAGGGTGGGTTTTGTCACCAGTGGCATGAGGTCGCGCTATGACCGATGAAGACCGCGACTTTGTGGCCAATCTACTGATCCCCTGGCGCCCTGGGGCAGTGCTGGAGATTCGGCGCAAGATCATGCAGGAGATGGCGGCATGAGTGCCCTCATTGAAATGCCCATTGCCACCGAGACCCTCGCCCCGGGCGAGCTTCAGGCCATTACCGGCTACGGACGCCCATCAGACCAAGCTGGCTGGCTGGAGGCCCATGGTTGGCACTATGTCCGCAATCGGGGCGGGGAACCCATCGTCGGCCGGCTGTATGCCCGCCTCAAGCTGGCTGGCATCGATCCCAGTCAGGTTGCTATGGGTCAGCCAGCCATTGCTCATCAACCGGATCTGTCTTGGATGTAGCACGGATCAGGCCATGAAGATGAGTCTCCGTCCGCGCGTGACCGGCTATGATTGAAAAAAACAATGCTCGCTCGGGGCAGTCCTGCCAGTATCCTGGCACCATGCGTCCCAAATCCACCGCCAGCGATCTGCCGCCTCGGATGCTGCGCCGGACCAAGACCCTGGTCAACGGCACCGTCTGGACCGGCTATTACTACAACGGGCGCGCGGCTGATGGGCGGCGGGTGGAGATCCCCCTTGGAACCGACCTGGCGGTAGCCCGGCGCAAGTGGGCGGAACTCGAAGCCGCCCCACCTGCCAAGCCCGTCGGACCGGCGCCTGATCTGCTCATGGCCACCGTCATTGACCGCTACGAGCGCGAGGTCCTGCCAGGTAAGGCCATCGCCACCCAGAAGAATCAACTGCGCTGGCTCCAGGCCCTGCAGAGATCCTTTGGCGCCATCCCCGTGGATGCCTTGTCGCCCCACCATGTCGCCCTATACCGCGACCGGCGCCGGATCAAGGCGGGGGTATCGGCCAACCGGGAGCTGAGCTTGCTCTCGCACGTCTACAACAAGGCCCGCGAGTGGGGGATGACCAAGGCGCATAACCCCTGCGTCGGGGTCGAGCGGGTCAAGGAAACCCCGCGGGATTACTATCTTGATGATGGCGTCTGGGCCGCTATCCATGCCGCCGCCCGACAGGATTTGAAGGATGCCATGGACTTGGCTTACCTCACCGGACAGCGGCCGGCGGATGTGCTTAAGATGCGCCTTACCGATATCCGCGATGGCGCCCTGGAGGTTAAGCAGAACAAGACGCAGATCAAGCTGCGAATCTTGCTTGAATTGCCCGACGGCACGCCCACCGGATTGGGACAATTGATTGACCGGCTGCGCCAGCGCACCGGAAAAATCTCCAGCCTCTATTTGCTGTCTCGGCCGGCGGATGGTTCTCCGCTGAGCATTGCCATGGTGCAACAGCAAATGGACAAGGCCCGGGAGCGGGCGGCAGAGAAAGCTAAAGATCCCGTGCTCAAAGATCGGATCATGGCGGCCCAATTCCGCGACATCCGCCCCAAGGCGGCCTCGGATCATGCTAGCCTGGCGGCGGCGTCTGACCTCCTGGGCCACACCCAGCAGGAGATCACCAAGCGCGTTTATCGCCGCATCGGGAAGACTGTCCTTCCGACAAAATGACAGGGGTTGCGGAGATCGTCTCCGCAACTATTGCGGAAATTGCCTAAAACTTCAACAAAATCAAAGGTGATTACATGTCGAGAAATCACCTCAGTTTTGTTTGATTTAGATCAACTTAGCTAAAATAAGTTGCGGGAATATGGTTGTTTTTGGCGTTGTAAGCCGTTGTTTTTGTTGATGGCGAAAATGGGTTGCGGAGATGATTTGAGGGGCGAAAATGGCCTCAACACGGCCCCGCTCGGTTGCTGATTGTCAAGACTGCTGCGGGGTTTTTTATGTCCCGCTGCCGCCGATCTGCGCCTCTAGCGACTCCACCCGTGCGGCCAGCTCCTGAATCGCCTTGATCAGGGGGGCGATGAACTCGCCATAGCGGAGGCCGTGCTGGTCAGTGGCTTGATCGTAGAGGTAGCCGGCAAAATCCTTGTCTCCCAGCGCGGCTTTGACTTCTTGCGCGATCAAGCCATAGTGAGGTCTCGTCCCTGGTTGTTCCTCAAGATATTCTTCGCCGTTTTCGTCTACCTGCCTTTTATATTGACCAATGATCCATTTGTAGGCTACCGGTCTAAGCGAACAAATAAATTCTAAGCCTAAATCAGAATCATATACGTCCTTCTTTGCCCTGGCGTCGCTGGTGTTACAAGCAGAGTTGCGGCTATAAACGTCATTCCATCTAAACGATGAGGTGCCGCAGTTGTAAGTCAAATCGGCGATTGGCCGGCATATTTTGGTAAAAACTTCACCATCGACAACGCCACCTTGTGCGGCGCTGCCCACCATAAATTCTAGTTGTCCGTAAACATTGCTGCTGACGCCGCAATTAGCATCAGCCATCCAGTAACCAACGTCGGTACGGGCAGGAGACCCTGCGCTCGTGGATGAGTTAAATTTCTTTGCTGTTATTGGTGCATAGTCACTGTGGGCTCTATTTCTTACCAACACCCCGTTAGACATGATGTAACAATAATAATCGTAAATAACTATCTGCCAGTTGTAATAACCTAAAGCATTCCATGTGCCGCGAATGGCGGTGCCTTTGGCTACCGAACCTTCAGGCAGTGCTAGTTCTGCGGCAGAAAACCCCTGAGCAAGGTCTCCGTTCTTGTATGCCGCCCCTATGTCATAAGGTGCCGTTGTATTAGGTAACGCGCCAATGTCAGATGGAGATACGGCCCCGATCTTCATCTTAGCCAAGTAAGACTGACCAGATGGCTGAACCACCAAGAAATCATTAGCCCCTAAGTTGGTTACTTCATTGCTTAAGTCGGCCGGGAGTTTGTACGCAACCGCCATTAGTCTACCAGACCTTCAATATCGATCAGGATGGATTCGAAACTAACCGCTTTAATCACGGTTTCGGCTTTGGTATAAAAACCGAAGACGCGCAAGCGATCGTAGTTGCTGCCGGCGTTATTGAAATCGAAAAACAGCGGCATGCCGTCGAAAAATTGCAGGTGCTGCTGAACGATATCGCCCGGCATGATGGCGGGATCGAGATAAGCAACGGCACTTATGCCTTTGGCGCTGCCGCGCTTGACGAACTTGACGGTGCCGAAATCCTGGTTGCGCTCTTTGCGGGAATAGGACAGGATTTTAGTCGTGACATCCCATTCGGTTTCTCCTAAATAAATTGCGGGGCCGATGACGATGGCGCCGCATTTGCACATTATATTTGTATCGCTCGCCGTTAGAGTAACGACAAACTTGATGCTGGTATAGTCCCATGTGTTGACGGTTGTCAATTTAACAACCGCTGCTTTATATGGGGCAGCAGAAATTCCAGCAGGAGGTTCTTGCGATTTGGTGATGGTTTCAGTTTTATTGCCGTTAAGATAAACCTCCACTTTTATGCTTTTAACCCATTGCAGGCCGGCAAAACAAATCCGGTCGATGACCGTGCCGGTATTGACCGGACTGACGATGGTAAAAGCGGGATTATTATAAGCGCCATTGGTGTCGCAACCGTAAAGATAGCTGTTCAGGTAATAATCAAAGGGCGCCCAGGCGTTGGCGGCCCCGATATCCAACCAGCGGGCGGCAATGGTCTCGTTGCTGCTGAGCACGGCCTCCGAGGGCCGTACCGTGTTGTCGTTGGCGCTGATGGCGATCAGGGCCTGATAGTCATGATTATCGGCGGGATCATACTCGACGGCGCCGGCGACGACTGCGGCGCCGGAGGTCCAGGTGGCGGCGTTGGAGAGGCGCACGTTGGTGACATAGGTATAGCCGCCGGTGGTGCTGGCCGGACCCAGCAAGGTCCAGTAGTAGGTATTGGTGGGCGTTCTTGAGCTTGAGGAGGTATGCGCCAGCTTGCACCGATAGTCATACCAGACGCTGGATACTTCGTAGCGGATAATCTGGTTGAGGGCATAGGCGGTGCTGGTTGCCCAGGCCGCGTAGACATAGGTCGGGGAGCTGCCGGTCTTGTCCAGGGCGATGGCCAGGGGGTAGATCATTTCCATCAGGCGGCCCTCAGGACGGTAACGCCGGTGCCGCTGTCGACACTACCCGGCAAGCCCTCCACATCCCAGCGGCGCAGGCGATCATCGACGGACTTGAGCGGGATCAGTTGCTGGGTGGCAATGGCGGCCAGGTCGGCGCGCAGGGTGGCGAGCTCGGCTTTGAGGGCGGTCAGGTCTTCGCGTTGCTGGCTGGCAGTAACCGTCTGCTGGGTGGTCTGGCTGG